GTTATTTATCCATACCGCCGGAAGTGGATAATAATTATATGGCGAATCTTAAGCAGAAACCACGGGTTGAGAGATTATGCCAGCTGGGGAGGATCATGACTGGACGCATTTATCAGTACGACGAGAACCAGATGAGTTTATTTTAGAACCAGATAACAAAACCAAGAAGAGAGGAAAAACAATGAATGAAATGAAAATCAGAATATCATTATACTTTGAAATTAAGGATTCAGAAATGTTTGGCGGAGAGGGTTCCGTTGGATATACAGAGCAGAATATAGGTTTTACAGTCACAGAAGAAAAGCCAAGGATTTTTGAAGAAAGTGCATACGACTATGTGAAAAGAGCCATTGCAAACATGGCGAAAAGTTTAGGCGTGAGTGAGGAATGCATCAGGACCATCAGCAAAGAGGAATATGAGGAAAATACGGAGGACTAATGCAGTGCGAAAGAAACTTATAACAGCCATCATAACAGCAACACTTCTGATTGCCGGATGCAGTGATACAGCAAATGTCAGTGCGGGACAGGAAAACACAATGGTACTGGTGGGAAGTGGACAAGAATATCTTATTTATGCAGATAGTGACACAGGAGTGATGTATTTATATATCACAATAAGCACGGGCGGCGGTCTTACCGTTATGCTCAATGCTGATGGTACACCGAAGATCTGGCAGGGAGAGGAATAAAGATAGATTTGTAGTACATTGATAATTGAATATTGACGGTTGGCGTAGTATAATTGAAGAAAACTACGAGGTGATAAACATGGAATATGATTGTAAAAAACCATTAGGGGAACATTTGGAAGAATATATGGATTCAGATCTGTCAAAAATCTGTTCCGAACTAGCAATTCGTGGAATTGTGTATGAAAGTCAATTCAGGACATTGGGATCTATGGTTTGCAAACAAAATACAACAGCATTATCAAATTTGTTTACAGAAAAGACAGGGTGCCGAATATGGTATGCATATGATAAAAGGACTTGCAATTTTGTGTTTTATGATATGGATACATATAAAGCAGATGAAGCAATCAGATTATCTGAAGATTATCAAACCAGAAGAGTTAAGTAGATATATAGGTATATTACCAACCGTCAATATTCGATGGTTGGTATTTTTTTTGCGTAAATTTTGAGAGGGGGAATGTACTTGGATGAAAAAGAGATATACGAGATCTGCATGGGTGTGGACAGCATCATAGCTGATAAACTGACAGAATCAATCATTATTGGGACCAGTTACGACATGCTTGAAGCACACTACGGCATTCTTCCAATCAGCAGGCGGAGTTTTTACCGCAGAAGGGGGACTGCACAAAGGCTGATACGGCAGAGAATGGTGCATTTGGTAGAAGAAAAGAACGGACAGTTTAGAATGGAGTGGTAGATATTTCCATTGACATAAAAGAACACACGTTCTACTATGAAGCTATAATATATGAAAGGACGGAAAGTGTATGGTAAAAAAGAAAGATGAGATATATCATTTTATTATAGCTTATATGAAAGAAAATTTGATTTCTCCTACAGTGAGAGAAATATGCGATGGTGTTGGTCTGAAATCGACATCATCAGTGTATTCGCATCTTAAAACTCTGCAAAAGCAAAATCTTATAACTATGAGAGAAGGGGAACCTAGAACAATAAGACCAGTGGGATATGAAATAGTAAGAATTCCAGATGAAACAGAATAAATATTCGGAAGGGAGGAATAGAAACCTCTCTTTTTCTATGCTTAAATTTGGCACAAATCCTCTGATTACCTGCCTTATAATTATGATATGAGGAAAGGACTATGCCATGTATAAAACACAGAGAAATTACGAAAATGCACAGAGGATGTTATTTGATGGAGTTGGTCAGTATGACATACCGGAGTTAGAGCCTGTACAATTTGATAATGCAGAATTTATCGGATTCAATTATGCGAGGAACGCAAAAGAACCGGAGAATAAGGCAGTACATTTCTTCCTGGATGATTACCAGTTTACCAGAGTATGGACAGACCCGGATAAGTACACGGCAATGTTGCAACGGTTTAAGTATGTGCTGACACCGGATTTCAGTCTGTATACGGATTTTCCAAAGTCGTTACAGATCTATAACCATTACCGTAAGCACTGGCTCGGCGCGTACTGGCAGATGCATGGAATCAATGTTATTCCTACGATTTGCTGGAGCGATCGGAAGTCGTTTGAATGGTGCTTTGATGGAGAACCTACACATGGTGTTGTTGCAGTTTCTTCTGTAGGAACACAGAACAGTGAGGAAGGGAAACAGCGGTTTTTAGATGGTTATTTTGATATGGTGGAGAGATTGCAGCCGGCACAGATTATTTTTTGTGGCAAAGTCCCGGATGAGTGTAAGGGAAATATTGTACATATCAAGCAGTTTAGTGAGAAGTGGCATGAGGCGGAGGTGGCGCAGTGGTAGAGAATTTGCAGTTCTTTGGTGGCAGAGGAGCCAGTAGTGGATTAAGCGATAAAGGTAAGAAGTATGGCAGTGAATATAAAACACTATATCAGACTGGAAATATAAAATTTGTTAGTTATAATAATGGATCAGCTACAGCACCAATGGAAACCATGACAGATGGGCGAGTGTATGCAGTTGTAAATACCAAGAATGAAATAAAAAGTATCTCATATTACGATAAAAACAAGAAGCGGTATAAGCAAATTGATACAGGGCATTTACACAATGTGAACGGAAAAAAGATTGATCTGCATACACATAAGGGATATATACATGACGAAAAGGGAACGTATGAGGTAAGTCCAAAAGAAAGAAAAATGATTGAAAGAGTGCAGAGGGCATGGTATTATCATATTAACAGGTAGTAGTTTAGGAAGGAGAACACACAGCAATGTGAGGCTCCGGTGGTCAATCCGGGCACCTGTAAAAAGATACCATGTCCTTGATGGATGCGGTATCTTTTTTATTGCCATGAAAGGAGATGATCGGTTGGCAGCAAAGAAAAATCCATTAGCTGATAAAGCATATGAACTGTATAAGGACGGCATGAAGCTGGTGGACATTGCTGACCAGCTTGGGAAACCGGAAGGAACAATCCGCAGATGGAAAAATACATATGACTGGGATAACGAACGTTCGGATTGCAAAGCGAACGAAAGCGAACGTCCAAAACGAACGAAAGATAAGAAAAACGGGAAGAAGCTGACACCAAAGCAGGAAGCATTTGCTGCTGAATATATTAAGAACGGCGGAAATGCTACACAAGCAGCAAAGGATGCAGGATATGCAGAAGCACGAGCAGCTATCACAGGATGCGAGAATGTAAGGAAAAGTAATATTTCGGAAAGTATCGCCGAGCAGATGGAGCGTATCGAGAAAGAACAGCACCGTGACATTATGAGTCTTGCAGAAATACAGGAACGCAGAAGCATGATAGCAAAAGGTATGTTGAGGGATGGAGAGGGATATACACCGGAGTTCAAGGATCAACTTAAGGCAATGGATGGACTGGAAAAAGCACTGACAATAGCAGAAAAGCAGAGAATTGAACGGGAGGAGAAAGAAAAGCGGGAGAAAGCACCTCTGTGGACGATACCAATCACAGACATTACTTCCGATTTTGTGGAAATCTACCGAACAGTGCATGAAGCATTTGCCGGGGAGATAGATGTGCATGAGATTGTATCTAAGGGCGGTCGTGGTTCTATCAAGTCCAACTTCTGGGGAGACCTGGCATACGAGACCATCCGGCAAGATCCACAGGCACATATTGTATATACCAGACGATACAAGGTTGACTTGCGTGGATCTGTTTATAACCAGTTCATGAAGACTGTGATCCGGTACAATGATCTGGATAACTGGGATTTCAAACAGTCTCCTATGTGCGCGGTGTATAAGCCGACCGGACAGACGGTTATGTTCGTGGGAGCGGATAAGCCTATCAGTTTGAAGTCGTTTAACGTGCCTTTTGGATATGTAAAGATGTTAATTCATGAAGAGTGTGACGAGATGGCAGGCGTGGAGCAGATGGATAACATCGAGGATACCTTCCTCCGATCAGATACGCCAGCATTAGATATTAAGATATTTAATCCGCCAAAATCCAAGAACAATTTCATGAATGAGTATGTGGAAGAGTGCCGGAATAAGCCACAGACAAGAATTTGCCACAGCTATTATTACAATGTCCCGGTCAAGTGGCTTGGTAAACGATTCTTTGAACGTGCAGAATGGTTCAAGGCACATAAGCCGCTATATTACCGTAACAACTATATGGGCGAAGTAACCGGTACCGGCGGCGGTATCTTTGATAATGTGGAAGAGCGGACCATCACGGATGCAGAAATTGAAAATATGCCATTTTTTTATCATGGTCTGGACTTTGGATTTGAGCATCCACAGACATTTCAAAAAGCATGGTATGACGAGGATATGGACACATTGTATTGTGTGGATGAGGTGTACGCCAAGAAATGTAAAAATAGCACATTTGCTAGGAAAATCAAAAAATATATTACAGAGGAAATTATATGCGACTCAGCGCGGCCGGATGCCATTGCAGAGTTGCAGGACTGGGGATTTAATGCGATTGGTGCCAAAAAGCGTTGGGG